CCCCTCTTAATATAAATACTAATCAAGATAATTCTCAACTAAGCGTTGTCCTGATCTAATGGATGAATTAAATGAAGACAAACCTAGACCTTCAGCAACAAAATCAAAAATAGATTGGTTTGAGGATGATGCAGAAGATGAGTTGGATTTTGGCCAACTCAATTTCAAGCAGGATGTGTTGAATGAGAGAAGAGATTTTTCTGTGTTTGATCATGTTCTGGAGCAAAGCCAGCTCTTTTTGAGCGAAGATGATAGGTTCAAAGGTTTGTTAATAGAGAAGTTGGATTTGGAGCATCTTCTGAATTTCATGGACAATGAGTACAATGGTAAAGCTTACTTGTTCCAATTGAGACATCAGATTTTTTTGAGGCTTATCTGTTGGGTCTTGAATTTGACTCCAGAGAAAGTAGAATTCCCTCAAGGGAGGATGAAAGGTAAAGTAAAAAAACTATATAATGAGTGCAAAAGATTGACCCCAGATCACTTGAGTTACACTAATGGTCATTGGGTCATGCTGGAGGCGTCAGTGACTTATGCAGTGGATTCCTCCACGCAGGAGAAAAAACAGAAATACTCAATCATCAGGAAGCTGTTTGACGAGTTATCCGTTGATTTGAAAGAATTATACTTCGTTTACAATCCAACAACCAGTTTAAGAGAAAGTTACCCGGATTTATTTCCTATCCAAGTTGAACCAGAAGTTTTTGAAAGTTGCATCAGATTGTTAACCTTAGCCACTAGGAGTATGAAGACAAGGAGTAAGGATCCATATTCATCTGAAGGCTTCCCCAACATTGATCTAGATTATGAGAATTCTAATATAAACAGTGAAAAGTTTTATCAGGAGCAGTTGATTGACCCTCTTAACAATCCTGACATTACAGAAGTTGAAAAGCGTGTTTTGAATTTGCTATCTGTTGAGTGTGTGAGGAAAGCTCGTGACAATATACCAATGTTTTTACATGGCAGGTCAAAGGAAAAACCCTTTTCTGAATTAGCTGCAGAATTCATCAAATCAGAAAACAAAAACACCAAAGGTAAAAGAGAAAAACCTGTTTTGCCATATCCAGCTATCACTAGTCTGTACTCTGACTACAGAAGCTTCAAAGAAAAGATACAAACTATCAGTGAATTTCCTGATAACGGTTGGTTTGGAGAAATTAAGAAGAATTATATGGTGATGTCAGATTCAGAAAGAGAGAATTTTTCTTTTGAGATTATGGATTATGACGAAGAACACTTCATGAATTCCACTTTAAAATACATGAAGAATGTTATGCACTTAAACCCACCCATGAATTTGAAGTTGGAGATGTGGGAACAAGGCCCTGGCAGGAAAGAAGCACTAAAAAAGAAGAAAATCGAGAAGATTGATGAGCATCACAACACCCATCTAGGTTATCTACCAGATTCATACATTAGAACAAAGGAACTACTAACTGGCTTATCAAAATGTAAATTTGAATCTGACTTTGATTTTATAACTAACATAGAGAATAATCCTATTTTCTTAACAGAAATATACAAGACCTATAATGAGTTCCTGAGGAAGAAATACATTTTGCACTATGCTAGATACTGTTCATTGATTGCTAAGGAACTCATAATGAATGTCTTTAACAAGAGAAAAAAATGGAGATACCTCCTATTAGCTACTGAGATAAAAGACTTGTTTTTGCTTGTAGCACCTGGTTCTCCGATGAATGCTCAACAAAGGCCAGTTTTCTTTAAGATCTTGTATAAGGGACAATCTGAGAACATTGACTTAATCCGAGATTGGCAAACCAATTATGGCAATTGGCATGAGAGTAGGTGGTTGTCCATGGATTCTGAGAGATTGGACAGTCATAGTAGAGTGGCCGATAAATTAACAATGTCTCTATTTGGCATGTGTGAATCATCTTGTATAAGTGAATTACAGTCTACTTCTCTTCAGAGGGCATTGTTCCAGACAGACACTCTAGAGGTGATTGCTTCATTATTGATTGAAGATAAATCCACCACAAGTCAAGCATTACAGCAATCCAGGTATTTCTTCATGAAGATGATGGGAATCAGAAGGTTTGAACCACTGTTCAAGAAAATTTCATTGCCAGTCAGATCACATTTGCATTCTTATTTAATCCAGACAATGTTAAACTCTTTTTCTATTTACTCAAATTTCAAACCTAACGAGTTAGTGACTTTGGGTAAGATAGCATTGGAAGATCCTAAGGAATCAGGAGCATCTATTTTCTCACTGCCCAGAATATTCACATCTGGCCCCAAAGAAAATTTTCAATGGATTATTAATGAACTATATTTTTGCATGCTTTACAATAAGAACAGAGGTGATCCCACGCATGGAGCGTGGGGAGTTTTGGACAAAATCATGAAAGGGGAGCATTATTGGAGACTAGAAACTCAGAATATATTAAAGGAAGACTACTTCTTGGGTAGAAGGACCACAGTGGAATTTGAGATCATGGAGCTAATTGATGAATATCGGAAAGGAGAGGGATCTAGGCATCATTTTTACAGCTCATTCATGGTTCGGTTGGCTTCTAAATTACAACTGAGATCCAAATCCATGTTACCAGGCTGCTTAAAGAAATTAAATGATGATGATCTTGTGACATTAAACAGAGGGTTAGAGAACTTTGCTACTTTTAAATCTTCAACTGTTGAAGTGCAGCCATACTTAAGGGATTTGGATATTGGTCAACTTGCAAAGAAATCTAAGTGTATAGCCGAAGTCTTAGCTTTGCTAAAGACTAATCCAGACGTTTATGACGTGTTCACTTTAGTAAAAAAGAAAATCAAGTCTTTAAGCATTGAGATGAGTACTTTTAAGAAAAATCAAATTGGTGGCACCAGAGAAATATTGATTCTAACAATGGTTAGCAGGATTTGTATATGGCTTGCTGAAGCTATTGCTAAGTACAGGTGTAAAATGGATGATAGAGAGATGATGACTTCAGGGCAGAAAAAGAGGCAACAAATGAAGAAAAATCATTTGGCGTTACAAGATCAAATCATTGAGAAAACCACTTATGCTTTCATATATGAGAATGCAGACATGACAACTTGGGCTCAGAGATTCGTCCCACTAATGTTCATTCATATGTGGTCCCCTCTCATACACCAAATGCCTAAAGCTTTCAAATATTTACTGGCCATTTATGACAAGCATTGTGCAAAAAAGATAGAATATCCTAGAGAGCTGATTCGTATGTGGATCAAATATCCTGAGACTAAATATGAAAATAGCATATGGATGCAAGATGCTAAGGATGAGTTTCTTAGGACTAAGATTCCATATTTGGTTAATGAGTCTAATATGTGTCAAGGTATCTTACATTACACTAGTTCTCTGTTGCACCTCTGTGTAATCAGTTTGAGAGAAGAACTATACATGATTGCTGCTCAAGATGACGTGTCTCACATAAGAATGAAAACCCAGGTTAGTTCTGATGATAGGGGTACAATAATACTTTTATCAGACAAAAATCCATTGAGAATTGCTCTACACCTTAGTTTTTTAGAAGAGTGTGGAAGGATGTCAGAAAAGACTGCTAGCATCCTGATATCTGACCCTAAATCCTCTTTAACCCCAAATATTTATGAGTTCAACAGTTGTTTCACTTCAGCTGAAGGTGCATACCCAGTTGGTTTAAAATCATACTTACCAAGCGTACAGCTAATAGATACAAGGAGTGTTGCCATGGCAGTGAACTCTTGTTATAGTGCTGTTCATGATCTAAGAAGCAATGGAGGGTCCAGTGCTGTGTGTAGATTGGCACACCTCCTAAATAAAGAATTCGTGGAGACATTGTTTCATACTAAGAAGACCATGAAGAACTCTCCTGAAGACATATTTGATCTACCTTCTTCATTAATACCTTGGAAATATGGGATTTACCCACTTTTACATGTTTCTATTGCAGAACTCTCTGGGCCAAACCTACACGATGTTGGGATTTATAATCAACTAAACACCAATAGCTTCAAGATCAAATCAATTCAGAATAATTTAGAAAAGAAGATATTAATAGGACAATTGCTAAAAATTATGTGGTCACCCAGCACATTAACAGAGGAAGAGAATGATCTATGGTTTATTGATCCAAAGGTGTCAGAACGGTATCAGAATGCCAATTCTCTAGAAGTAAAATTGGGCATGTCTTCAAAAGCTAGAGATTTGAGGAAGCAAACTGGCTATACCAAAGAAGAACTAAATAAATTGGTGATGGAGAATCCAAGGGTGTTGATGACAAAAAACTTAAATAATCAAATAGTTCACATTAGAGTCTCTCTGATAGCGTATTCACCTGGCACAACCGAAGCCTTGAGAGAAGTTCCTAATGTCATGAATATGCTAAGAGCTGGAGCGGCTAAGAGTGCCAAAGCTTGGAGGATTAGGATGTTGAACACTGATTATGATTATTATTCTGAAGTCTTAAAATCAATTAAAAATTGTGATATTGAAGTCATAAACTCTGATGATGTTAGATATGCTATTCCTAATTTTGAGACCCTAGAGAAAATGTGTTGTCATGAAGACAATAATATATGTCCCAAGAGAAATAAACCAAGTAAGATGCCTATGTCATTAAGACATATTTTTTCCAATGCACCTAACATGATCTTCCAGACGAATGTGTATCATAACTATATAAAATTGCTTGAAGGTGAAAGCGACACTCTGAAAGAGATGGAAGTTGATGAATTGATCAACTTGCAGTCTTTTTATCCTTTGTTTCAACCAAGCATGGAATCACTCAAATTATCATGTGAACTGTTTGATCTGAGATTCGATAAGTTATTCGTGGTTCTAAATAATGTATGTGAATCACATAAAATGTCTACAAAGGAATTTTACATGTATGGTCAGATACAGCATAATCTTGATGAAACAATCACTATGATTAATAGGTACAATTTCTTATCAAACATGGTCTGTGATTTCACTGAAATGGAGTACATCGGACAACGTTCAGCAACAGAAAAACTTAAAGAATTGATCACTGTATCCCTTATAGTTCTGAGGAACTATGGTAAAATGACCTACAAGACTTTAAAAATCTCAGATCACATTAAAGATAACACACTAGGGAAGTTAATTTATCAAACAGTAGCTAATAATATCATTCATGATTTATTGGGTTATGAGAGTAGACAACTTCTGATCTGCCTTTTGTTATCAGATCTCCCGAATGATAAGATAGAATTCATCTGCAGAAAACTGAACATGCCAATACATCTTTGGTTGAGAGAACAAACTAAAACCGGAGGGAAGAACTGGGAAGGTAATTTTCACCTTCTGTTAAGGTTGGGAAATAGTGAGATTGAAGCTAAGGGAGATGAAGACTCATGGTCAGTTAATGTCAGGGAATTTGAGACAGCAAAAGATTTGCTCGATTGCTTGAATTACTTTTGCAAACTGATGAATAAATCCACATTGAGTGGTATGCCAATTCAATTACTTGGCAAGGGAGATTTCACTTTACAGAAAAACAAGTTGTTATACAAACCAAATAGAGGTGACCTAAACATTTTTTTCTCAGGTAGCAAAATGTACCATTCTAGAGAAATCACCCCAATCTTCTCACAGAAATTTAAAGTTGTCTTAGAGGATCTTAGATTGGTTGTTAAGAATGGGAATGACAAAGTAATAGCCAAAGTATTCAACTTAATACCTATGTGTAATCCTGGTTTAGATGACTCACAACTGAATTACATCATTAAGAACTTAAAAAGAGAAACCCAGG